CATAGTTTGCCATCACCTCACCTTCCTATCTGACTATATTTTTATATGAGAAAAGCACCCCAATGGGATGCCTTTTTAATGTTTTTATTCGTTTTGATAAAGAGTGGGACATATTGCTGCTGCAATCTCCTTAAATATCTCCGACAGTTCCAAACAATCTTTCTGCTTCAGATCATAACTATAATATCCGTCACAGCATTCCAGTAAAGCGAACTCGTTTGGTTCGGTGTGTAATACGCAAATCACTCTTGCATCCGATAACCTCTCCAATAACTTTTTATGTTTCTGAATAATTGGGTGTCTTAACTGCTTATTTTCTGAGAAATTCATTTCATGATTCACTTTTTGATTCCATTCCATCTTCAATCACCTTCCAAATATGCAAATAAAATCCCCAGTATTTCTACCAAGGATTTTATCATTCTAAGAAGTTTTATAGGGTATATGTCCTGCTGCCGCTTCGAGTTTTCATGTTTTTCCCACTTAACCCAATATCATAATATCATGGAATCACGGTCAATTTGTGGTCCATTTTTAATTCATTTAAAATTGCGTAAAATTTTTTCCGGTTTCCATAAAAGTCTCTTCTGCACATCGGAATCTTTCCACGTTCCTCATCGTATTCTATATCTTCGTAAGAAAGCCCCAGTGTGACTGATTTCAATATGTATTTCCATATTTCCGGATTAGTCCTGATTGCCGCCTCTTCAATCATAGCGCAATCTTTTTTATAAATTTCATTGTCGATTGCTTGATTTTCAACCTGACTGGCTGTACTTCTTCCTTTTGGTTGTCCATCGTATCGCATAGCAGAAATGCCGTATTTAATTTTGCTTTTCTTTTCATCGTATTGCATACAAAAGGCTTTTAATTCTTTGTATCTATTTTTTGTTATTTTATAGTCTTCCCATGTCATGTCTCGAAGCCTTTTATTTTTTGTCATTTATATCACCTTCTTTGCTGTCTAAATCGCCGCCAGGTAAAACTTTCTAACAGACCGGAGGGAAGAATCACTGTAACCAGATGCGTATGGATCTCTTTGATCCGGACGGGGACGATTTTGTATACAGGTCCTTTCCGTTCTTCGTCTCTGGTTGGCAGGCGCATTTTTATTACATCTCCTTCCCGGATTTTGTATTTTCTTCTTAAGCGCTCCCGTTCTGTTTCGTTATGTACGGCGGTTTCTGCTACCGGGTCTTTACATCCACTTTTATTCATCCTGACCACCTCCAAATTCGCAGTGCTGACAATCGTTATTGGCAGCTCCGAAACATCCGGCGCATGGATTGTAGATATAACGCTTTACATACCATGATGACCGCATTTTAAATTTAATCATAAACTGTTTTAATTCTTTGTCGTTTGGTTTATGATCCATCCTTATTTCTTTGTCAATGTTCAAACATTCTGTTTCTCTGCAAAAATATACATCGTAGTACTTCTTCACCTTTTCCTCCTTACATTCTCCCGCCTAGGAAAGTATTCATCACCCGGTTTTTCCAGTCCTGCTGCTTGATCCGGTTGATCTGGCGGTTTAATTTGTATTCCATCTGTTTCCGGATCTCATCCTCTTTGTTGTGCTGGATTGCCAGCTGGGCGATCATGATGATTACATCGGCGCACTCTGACCAGGTATTGTCTGTCAGATATACCATGTTGGGGTCTCCTAAAGGATTGCTGCCTTTGTAAAGTTCGTCTTCTAATTCTGTTACTTCCTCAATGGCTTTTTCGTATTGTTCCTTTTTGGAGTAATGATTTGCCAGGTATTCAATCTTCTTTCTCATGCTTCACCTCCATCTCAAAGATCACTGTATAAAACAGACTCATAATCTTTTTATAGATTGCTGCCTCGATCTTATATTTAAACGTCCTGCTTTTACGGTATGTGCCGCCGGTAAAGTGATCCACGCCAATCAATATTACTTTGTACAAAATTCTACCTCCAAGCGCTGTCCGCAACACGGACAATATTTATTCGGGCGGATAATTGCTCCACATTGGCATTTCGCCCACATCTCTCCTCTGGTTTCCACCTTTGCCGGGGTATTTTTCTTTTTGAGCTGTTCAAATTCTTCTGCAGATCCGATTTTCCAATAACGCTCTACCTCTGCTATGATATTTAAAATCTCCTCTTTTACGGGTTCATCTTCTGCGTTATATGCTGCATACAACATAGTCATTGCATCAATCGCCGTTTTAAAATGCTTACTCAGCTGCGATTGATCTATCATGGTCTGACGGATATTCCCTCGGTTGCCAATGGCTATGTTTTTGAGTAAAACCGGTAATAACTGGGATAAACCAGCTATACTTTCTTCTAAATCCTCCTGTTTTACCCCTATGATGATTTTATCTTCCACTTTCTTTCTCATGGGATGCCTCCTTAATAAATTTCATAACTTGCTTCTTCTGCGCCTTTCACTATTTTTGTGATTTCATATCCTGCTTTTTCAATGATGCATGGTATATCATCTGGGTGATTTGCGTCTTCAACATCATCCGCAATACAATTTATGAGAGTATCTCCCTCTTCTTCGCTTTCCACTTCCACTGTGTATCTGTTAAATCTAGTTACAGTCTCTTCTACTTGAATTTCATATTGCATAACCCACTCCTTTCCGGGTACCGCACAGCTACGGTACCCTTTATGTATTTGTGATATATCTGCCAAAAAGCCAGGTCTGTCATAAATAACTCTTCCGGAATTTCTCCCAGAATTCTTCCCTTGTGTGATTTTGCTCCCAGATTGCTTGAGCATATCTTTTTACAATCAGATTTGTCTCCTGTTCTATGGTGCCGGGGACAGAGGTATACAGTTAAGCCCTCTTCGGTGCTGATCGGACGGTCTGGTCCCTCAAATACGTGATGTTCTTCGATGTCTGGGTAGTAAAAATTGTTGTTATCCAGCAGCATGCACAAAAAGCACCGTCCGTCTTTATCCTGCAGGATGCTCTCCCTGTGTTTTGGTTTTCTCTTCTTTTTCTTTCCCGGTTTTGGGAAGAGTAAATTATTTGATGGTTTCATAAATTCCTTTCTTGGCATTATATTTTACCGCCACCGGAGTGCCGCAGTTGATACATTCAATGTCAAATATTTCTTCTGTACGGTTGGTAAGATATTTGCTCCTGCGCCCACATTCGCAATTTACCCAAGCCTGTTTTAATGGTTCTTCGAATGGCTCTTTGTGTCCGCATTTTTCGCAACTCACTCCAGTAACTCCTGTTTTTGTGCAAAAACTTACGGTATTTCCACATTCCGGGCATTTGATGTGGAGGAATCCGGTATATTTCCGTTCCTCGTTAGGGGGGGCTGTTACTTCTGTTACTTCCGGTTCCTGCATTTTGGGTAACTCCGTTTTTGGCAGTTCTAATAACTCTGCTTTTGGCAAGTTCAGAAGATCGCTTACCAACGCATCAAACATCCTGCTGCTCTCTTCTTCGCTTAACTTTAATGTGATTCTTTTGGTTTCGGTTGTGATCGTAATCATCTTTCTCTCTCCTTTTTGAATTTATACCCCGTTACCCGAATGGTTCTGGGAGTTCCCGAGTGGTCGGTGGCAAGTAACCCGTCTTCCATCAGCTCCGCTATATGTCTTCGGACTGTCTGGATATGTATGTCGAGATCGTCTGCTATTTCCTGATAACTGGGGCTGTAACCGTGTTTCTGGAAGTATCGTAGGAAATACAGGTAAACTTCTTTTGTTATGATCCGTGAGTCTCTCGCCCTCTGTTCTCTTCTTTCTGCTTTATTCATGATGTCGCTCCCTTGATTGCATCCATAATCTCTTTTGTAGTATCCTGGATCACCTGCAAGGCATCTGACAATTCCATTGATTCTTCGGATAATCTGTCATTAACCGCTCTACGTTTTAACAAGATAATCACTTCTTCAAAATTCCCGCAGTATCCCAGTGTTTCATAGGTGGTGTTTCCTTTCTTGTCTTTTCTGTTTTTTTCTTTTAACAGCGTAAAACCCATGTTATTGGGCGCTGCATAATAATTTTTTATTAAATGGATCATTCCTTTCCTCCTTACCCGAACCAGGTTTCTACAATCACCGGATGATCGTGTGGATCTCTTGGCACACAAAAGTTAAATCCTGCTGCCCGGATCACGTATCTCAACTCGTCAATACTGTGGCTGGTTGCAAATGTTTTTAGCGGTGCCGGTACTGCACTCTCAAATAGTCTTGCCACGTACACTCCCCGGTGGTCTGCCGGGGAATTATAGATCGTTATGGATGGGACGAACATATTGTCGTAGTTTACGTTGCAAAATGGATTTAATTTTTCTTCTGTTTTCATTGTTCTGTCCTCCCATTTTGATCTACCTTCTCTTTCAGCCACGCTTCCAGACAATCTACGGATTTTATGATTTCTCCCGCTTCCGGATCATCCCGGTACCATCTTTGCAGATAAAGCGCCATTCCATATTCCGTACAGTTGTCCAGATATTCTTTTCTTGTCTGCTCCGGTAGCGCTTCCGGATAATCAATGATCTCCATCTGTCCCAGCAGCTGTTCTGAATCAGTCTCCGCCATTGTATTTATCGGTGTTTCCGGTTCTGCCGGCAGAACTTTTTCCGGCTCATTTTCCAGTGTTTTTTTCGGTTCTTTCTCCGGTTTTTCCGGTGTTCTTTCCACCTGATTTTCTACCGGTTTTTCCGGTTCTGCCTGACGTGTTGTCGTTACTGTAGTCGTAACCGTGGTTTCTTCCACTGTAGTTTCTTTCACTGTCGGCTTTCCGTAATAGCTTTCATGCGTCCGGTTTCCGGAAATCGCATCATGATAGATCTCCTGCATCATGGAAAATAACTCTCCATAGCTCATGCTATGGTTTTCCGGGTCTCCGAACACTTTATACTTGATCCCCTTGTCCAGATCGTAGAAGAACAGCATATAGCTCCCTTTCCGGTATACCAGACTCCCGGATGGGTTCAGGATGTCTACCAGCTCTTCCATATCTCCCGTTGTGTATCCGTCAGAGCTGTAGAATTCATTTAAAACTTCCGGTTTTTCCCGGAAAAATTCAATGATCGTTTCGGTTAATCCGGTATCTTCCTCCGGTTCTGTTTTATTAAATGCTTTCAATTCCCTTAACTGCGCCCTGGTCGTGTCTGGTGTGATCAGTTCCCGGTCCGCATCCGAAAGTTTCAGCATTTCTCCCAGGATACTGCTGCCGATTCCCTTATAGGGTTCTTTCAGTTCCATGCTGTCCGGACCTTTTGCGAATGTCTCGTGGATTTTAATAAAGGTGCTGGTGGTGCTTTTACTGATCTTATACTCTGCCTCTGCAAATTCGCTGACAGAATGATATCCGTCCTGTTCATAGGCTTTCGTCTCCCGGATCCGCCGGAGCCGGTATCCGATCCTCACAAACGCTTCCGCTGCCACACACAGGTCTTTTCGTATCGCTTCCTTTTCCTGCAGCCAATCATCCAGTGTCATTTGTACGTATTCCATGATTTCCCTCCTTTGCGTTCTTTTTCTACGATTCGTTTCTGTACCTGTTTTGCAAACCGCCCAATAAATTCCTCCGCTTCTTTTGGCGGCTTTCCGTTATAGATGGTCCGGCACTGTTCGATCTCACTTCCCCTCATTTCCACGGTGCAGAATGCCTTTTCCGGCACTTCCTTTTTCCGCAGGAAAATGACAACCGATTCCCCTCTTAGCATTTTGTCAAAATAAATTCCTCCAACACAATTATGGTTTTCCCTTCCTTCCCTCCGGAAGTCTTCTTTACAGGTGGGAAGTACGATGCGGAACTGTTCGTTTTCTCCGTGGTAGATCTCTTCCAATTCCGGAAGCATCTCCTGCAGTAAGTGGTCTTTTTCTTTCACTTGCATCCTTTTTAATTTTTCTTCCCGTTCCTGTCTTTGCAGGGAAATATTTTCATGGGTGACCTGAAAATTTTGGGGGAACAGTTCATTTTTGGTGATTGGGATTTTCAACGCTTTCAGGTCTTCCAGGTAATCAAAATAATCTCCGATTTCCTGTACTGACGTGAAATTCTCGCGGAAATACCGGTGGAATCTTTCCATGTGTCCGAATTTTGCAATCCCCAATATTCTCCTCTCCCCTAACATTTCCGAAAAATACACGAGCTGTTTATCTGTCAGTTTCACCCCGCAGGTATTGGCATTTTTCAGGACCCGCATTTCCCTTATAGTCGCATTGACCCGGATCAACTGCTGCATCTGGTCTTTTTCAACCCCCAGCAGTTTCCACGGTTTCCTTTCTTCCCATCGGAGGTCTCCCCGTCCATGCCCTGCTCCCCAAGCTATGTTGTAGAGTCCTGCCTTTATCAGGTATTCCAGCTGCGGATGCCGGATACTTTCCCGAAATAATTGGGTTGGGACGCAGTAACATCCTTGTTTTTCCGATAACAGCCTCTCCAATGGTATGTACTGGATGCCTGCCTCTTTCCGCAGTTTTTTTATATTTCTGTGATACAGGACACATTCTTCCGCTCCGCCCATCTCCTGCCAATAGTTTCCCATTCCATGATTTAACTCGTGGCACCACCGGTCTATCCCTGTACGTTTGTATTCCCCAAACTCAAACAGTTCTACCGGCACAAACATTTCTGTAAGCCTCCGTCTCTGGGTTTCCCCTTCCAGTCCTTTTCCAATGTTCTTTCGATCTGGCAGGAAAATTTCCGCAGGATGTATCCGGTCTCATTGGTTAATTTCTGCAGTATCCCGACTTTTTTCGTGTCACACAAATATTTCTGTTTCTTCCAGGCTTTGTAATGTACTTTGCTTTTGCACTTTGGACAGATCCCTTCCTCATTGTGTTTTGGTATCTTTTTCAGTTCTACTTCTTTTTCACAATGGGTGCAGTAGCCTTTTCTTGTCCCTGTATGGTACATGATGTATCGCTCCTGGATAAAAGCAGACGTTTTCACCCATTGTTCGAAATCCTTTGGCAGATCCGGTACTACATTCATCACCTCGTCAATCGCCTCTATTTCACTTTTGTGACGCTTTTCCAGTTTTTCTTTCAGGATATCGTTCTGAAAATACAGTACCGCTTCTTTTGACTCCCTTTTTCCGGTTCCCAGGTAAGCATTGATCTTCTTTTTCGCCTCCTCGGAAACCCACGGCTTATTTCCGTACATATAGCCTTTATCGTAATCATAAGTCAGGTTATCGATCTTCGCCGTATACCATTTTCCGGTGGCTGGTTCATACGTCAGGTATTTCTTTTCGTCTTTTGCGATGTATAATTCAAATTCCGGGATATCGTTTCCTGCTGCGATATGTTTCCGTTCAAAAATCGCCAGTTTTAAAACCCCATCCGCTATGACCGCCCGGTAATACTGATAGGTCTTATACTTTTCTATCGTTCCATAGAGCACCCTTTTTCTTTCCATATGGTCTTCTGCTACCATCCGACGCATCTTTTCCGTAACCGTCAGTTTCGGAAGGCTTAATAACTCTTTCTTTTTCATTTCACGCCTCCCAGGTAGTACTCTTTTATGATCTTTTTTTGCACGTCCCATCCCCGGTATTC